GTGAGGTTGTAGTGTTTCCCGTTATTGTACTTGCTCCTTTCAGCCAAGATGCGTTTGTAAAGTCTTCGGAGTAACCAAGCAAATTATAAGGCACTAACTCAACCAACCCCGCAGAGTTAACTCTTGTAGCAGTTGTTGCTCTTACAACGGACATATCGCCCGAACCATCGGAGGGGATAACGGAGTAAAGTTTGCCTTCTTTTACTCCATTCGGAGTCACGATAAGGCTCGCAGTATCTAATAGGCTCATATTGTATCTAAATTTTGTAATGTTGTTAATAAGCAAGAATTTGCTTCGAATATACCTGAATCAGCAACTACTCTTGTTACAAAGTTAAAAGCTAATCCTCCCTCATTTCCTACAATGTCAGTATCTCCACTCCAACTTACATAATGAGAATAACCCCAACTTATTGAGTTATTGAAAGCACCTTGACCCCAACCTATTGAGTTGTTGTTTGCTCCTTGACCCCATCCGTTACTATTTGCCATTTTCGTTTTTATTTAGTTTAGCGAGAAAAACACGGAGCTTTTCTACGTTTGTTTCTTTTGGTTTGTAAGTTCCTACCTTAGTTCGTGTTCTCATATATACCAGCCAGTGTAGTTATTTGCAGTATCAGGATACATATCTCCGTTAGTGTTATTTGTGTACTCAGGAAACAAGTTGTTGTTAAATACAATGTAATCAATGAATCTCTCCGTGTAGTGCTGAGCAATCTGACGTTCCTTTTCAATTAAAAAGTCTACTTCGTTTTTTTCTACATTCTCAGAGTTCTCAGATGAGTGCTTATAAACTCCTTTGTTAGCGATTGTATAAGCCGCAAAGGGTAAGTATTCAACCATAGCCCAATGTATCAGCATAGGCTTTACATACGTCTCAGTAAGCAACTCGTAATTACCTGCAAGAGTATTTGCGATAATATCCGCCTGAATCTTCTGAAGCAATTTTGTGCCTAAGTAGTTTTGAATATGAATGTCCTGAGCGATTTTGACAAATTGTAGGAACTTGTCCGTGTCTACGTTGCCATTAACGGCAGTAAACCTAACTAAATCGTCTCTTGTTATGAGTAGTGCAGTTGCCATTAATTAAATCGTTTATTAGTTGGTAAAAATCCTTGATTTGGCATATCTATAGGACGCATAGCAACTTGCTGAGGATTCCTAACACGATAACCTGCTTTCTCAGCTTTGTTAGTGCTGATAGTTTTTGCCTTAGGACTCAATGGGTCTATGCCACGTCCTTCTTCAAATGCAACAAATGTTTGTCTCATCCATTTATGATGACAAGCACCCCCACCTTTATATAAAAAAATGTCGTATTTATCTGCTCCTCTTGCACCCCATCCAGCATTTACTACTTCTCTGCTCATTCTCTGAATATCCTCTTTGCGATAAATCTTATTTGCAGTTACCATCTTTTTACAAAACTCACGAGTATTATCTTTAATACCTCCGTCGTATCGGTAACGTGTAATAAACTTAAATCCATTAACAGTAGCATCTTGCTCTGATTTAGCTCGTGGATTAGCAGTCCCAGTACTTACAAAATTATACACTTTGGATAGCAAAGATTGTTTTGATTTGTTAGCATTTTCAATTTCTAAGTCAATTGCATCTTCTTGGTCGTAATCAACTTCAAACTCATCAATCAATATCCACTTTTCGTCAGGCATCTCTCCGCACTCAATAAGTGCATTTGCTATTTCATTGTCTAAAGATTCTTGTTTACTTAGTTCCGTTCCTGTTTCTTCAGCTACTTGCTCCGTGTTTTGTGCGTTTTCTAAATCCGTAAATTCAAGCGGTTTAAGCGTCTTAAAGAATAAGTTAAGGGATATGCCGTTAAATGATAAGATAGTGTCTAAGGCTTCAAGTATTTCATCCTGAAGCGGCTTAATCACCATATTGTTGAACAAGATAAACGAGTTTTGCAATTCATCAGCATTAGACGAGAACCCGTTAGCTCCTGCAATACCAAAAAGTAAAGGCGAAGTAACGTTGTGACCAAGCATAATCTTACGCATACACTCCTCACTTAAGTAGGTGTAGTGTTCAGGTGCGTCATTTAAAGGTAAATCGTCTACCGTTGTTTTTGTGTCCATATTGTCATTGAACGCAACGATGACTTTCTGACCTTTAGAGCCAGTCAATTTACTTAAAACCTTGTTTGTAATGATAGACTGTTGTTCTTCAGTTGGTACTCCGTTGTTGAAGTTAACCACCTTAGTGCCTGAGAATCCGTTTTGAACTTCGTTGATTAGGTAATCGGCTATCTCTTCTTCCAATAGTGCGTAAGGTACTGCTCCCTGATAGTCAGGATAAGCGTAATACTTCATTCCTACTGCGTAAGGCTTTGAGAATAGTATCTCAATCTTGTCTTTAGAATAGCCGTAAGCAGGTATTTTTGTAGGAGGGTATTTTTTTACGTCAGTCCAATCATCCGAGTAATAGTAGGCTTCAATTTCTCCGTCTTTATTGCACTTCTCAGCACGCAAAAGATTCACAGGCATATGAAAAGCCTTGAGGATTCTATCGTGTTTGTCGTTGTAGTGTACTTGAATAGCGAACTGCCCAAGCATCTTGCGGTCAATTGCAATCTTACGCAAACAATCTTTATTAAAAAGAGCCATTGCCTGAGCGTACTCGTTAGGCTTACGAGAAGCATCTACTGCAGACAAACCACGTCCGTAAACCAAACGTGAGATATTGTTAATGATTGCGTTGTTAGTGGTGGAGTTCGTGTATCTATCCAAGAGAAATTGGTAGTAGTTGTTCGACTCTCCGTAATCTACCCACGCATCACGCTTACTCTCCTGAATGACGGGAGTAGTGTATGCCGATAGGTTTAAGACGTGTACGTTGTTACTCATAAACTATGAACGTATTTGATGTGGTGTTAGATGTGTATTGCCCGTTGTTTACGGAGAATGTTACGATGTTTTGGTCAGTACAAAAGATTCTATCCTTGTAAACGATGTCCGTGTTTTTGTAAAGTACCAAATCGTAGAAATGTCCTTCTTTTAAAGCGAATGTAGCCGTCAACGTGTTAACGTAATCGCCTGTTGTTTGCGATGTGATAACTACGGTTACTGGAGTGTTTGTTTGGTCATCAGTCAACACCATTGATGTAGGTGTGTCTCTCGGAATAAACGAGAAGGTCTGAGCTGATGTAGATGTCGTTAGTACAATCATATTAAAGTAACTAACTTGATGCCGATTTGTTTTAAAAGCAAAAAGGGCAGCTAATGCCACCCTTCTTACACGCTATGAAGAAAACGATTATGCAGTCACGATAGTAGCCGCACCGAATACATCTCCAGCACCACCTGCTAAGTCTGCCTCAGATGTGCAGTCTAACAAGTTTGCATAAATTTTCTCTTGACCTACAAAAGTCAAAGTGTAACCGTTAAGGTCACCCATTGCAGTACCATTTGAAGCAGCAGCAGTAGTCAATTCCATACCGTGTTCAAGACCTGCCAAAAAGAATTGGTTGTTACGGTTCTTGATTACAATGTGAGGACGTCCGTAAGCTAACAATTTAACTGATTTATGAGTTGTAGCATCTTGCTTCTTCAAAGTGATAGTTAATGTTTGTTCTGCGAATGTAGTTCCGTTCTCACGGGAAGAGTTGTAAACTTGCTCAAAAGAGTTAGTTCCTTTGAGTTCGTATTTGTAAAGCGAAGTTACGTTAGCTATTGCGTCAATAGTATCGGTTGTAGATACATAAGTAACGTCAGTAGGGAAAGCGTAATCTGCGTAGTTAATGAAGTAAACTGCATCAATGCCTCCTACGGCATCTTTACATACTTCAAGTCTACCATTAGCTAATTGACAAGACATAATTTTTAAGTTTTTAATGTTATAAAAAAGGGAGGGAAGTTGTTACCGCCCTCCCCGATTATTTAAATTAAGCTAAGATTAGTTAGCAGAGTTTGTGATTCCGTAAGTAACAACGTCTTGAGCAAAACCGTATTTAGCATCTGCAGTAAAGCGCATAATTACACGAACGTTTTGAGAACCATCAAGGTCACCCATATCCAAAACTTTAACCTCGTTCATATCGTTCAAAAGACCAGTAGCAAAGTACAAGTTAGATTTTTGAGCAAGTAGAGCTGTGTTGTTAGCAAGACCATTAGCCATAAATACACGAACACCATCAAAGTAAACATCACCAAGTTGTTGGTTTGTACCTTTGTTATCGTAACCATTAGCACCTACACCTGAAGCAGCAAAGCCACCCAATGCACGAACATAAGCACGATAGATGTTAGAAGAAACGTAAAGCGTCAAGTCTTCTTTTCCGTAAAGAGCAGCAGGACAAGCGTCAACGATTTTACCAAGCTCTGTGATTACGTTAGCAGCCGTTACCGTAGTACCTGCAACTTCTTGACCTGATGGCAAAGATGCATCAGTAGTCAATTGAGTCATAATACCTGCGAACTCACCAGCAGTAGCGTTAACACCTTGCCAAATTGAAGTCTCCATACCTGCAGCAACTTTCTCAGCAGCGTGTGCGATTAAGAAGTCAGCGAAAGACTTAGGAAGAGTGTCAAATGCAGAGTAACCCATTTGGATAGCATCCCAGTCTGAACGGAAGTCAGCTTTACAAAGTTGCAAGTTAACTTGGAAAGATTCAGGTTGAAGAATTTTCTCAGTCAAAGTGATAGTTGACGTAGGGTCAAAGTCACAAGTAGCATTTTTGATGATACCATCAGTAGCAACACGCTTGATAACTTGCTTGTACTTAACGTTAGGCATAATTGTGATACCGCCTTTGTCAAGGGTTGGAGCAGACAATAAAGCTGCTGCAATGTACTTACCTGCGAACTCGCCAGCGTAAGTAGTAGTGATTGAAGTTGTTGTTGGCATTT